GAATCGCGCCGGCGACTTGTAATTCTTTCCCTCGCCTGGCAACAGTATTAAGTTCTCTGCACGCAAGTCGTACTGCTGGTAGTTGATAGGCGAGACCACGTGATTGTCCGGGATGGCGCCTCGACCCATTAACTCGAACCACACCATGTCCTTGAGCGCCAACTTTTTCGAGTTGCCGATGTACTCAAGGATGGGGCGACCGCGCAAAGCCGCTCGCAACTCGACCGTCACTGGCAGCACAGGCGATGACCCCGAGACGTCGAACTTTGGTAATGTAGCAATACGGTCGCGCAATACTGAGTCCACCAACGTACAACGCATCTGCTCGTGCCCGTCGTTGTCGAGGTACTTCTTGCGATGCACCGCCGAACGTAAGCCCGGTAGGTCCACCCACTCCACGTCTTGGTTCAAGCGGCCGTGCAAAACAGCATCCGGCACCGGTGGGGGAAGTTGGCCGAGCAGTTGTTCGGCGTATTTCTGTTCGCCTTTTAGTACGTCTACGTCGATCAGTTGGGCGGCAAGGATCACGTCGTCGCCCTCCGCCGCTGTACGAATCAGGTCGTTGTACTCACGGGCCAGGGCAATGCGCTGCTGCGCCATCTCGTCAGCAAGACCCACGCATGATGTGCGCGCAGTGACGTACATGTGGACGTACTTGGTCAGGCCGTCGCGGAACTTGTCCACCATGGAGACCCGTGCCGACTTGGTGCTCGACGAGTTCAAGGCAGGCAAGCCGGGTCGGGTCAGTAGAGGGTGGCCGTTGAAGACGAACTTGCGCTCGACCGCGTCATAGGCCATGTACCGTGGAAGACGGTCCACGCCTAGCGTAATTAGTTCAGGTGGCGGTGCCTTCTTGTCCACACGATCTCCGCGGTTCGTGTTTTGCTCGGCCTGTGTCGCGAGCCGTAAGTTGCACCGGCGATTGTCAAGCTTTGCCCAGTTGATGTGGTCGACCGAAAGACCCTCCGTTGCCGCGTTGGCGACCGCGTCCTCCATGAGAATGCCGTGCATCGTTCGGAGTCTGTCGCCTGGAGTCTGCGCATACGCGTAACCGCTCTTGTGCATGTGCCATGTCAAATCTGATAGTGTAGTCTCGAGGTAGTCTGCTTCGTCGACGAGCACGATGCGGCGTTCTGTCGACCCCACGAATATGGCGACGACGCGTACGTCGGACGTCTGCGTAGACAAGGTGACCGATGCGTTCCGGAACTTGTCCGCCGTCGGCCCACGGGCTCGCTTGATGCCTTGGCTCCTTGAGACGATCGACATTGTTTCTATTTGGTAGACTACTGGTGGAAACGGTCTTTTATACCACACATTATCATAATAGTACCAAAATAATAGTAATTACCAAAATTATAAATTATTACATCGCGAAAAGGGATCGACACAAGTGTAATCGATCGCGACGTCCTTAGATGATCGCGATTTTAATTGTCGCGATGCATTTTTAGTTGTCACGAGACTTTCATCAGACATCTTAACGTTGTCGCGAGACTTTCATCAGACATCTTAACGTTGTCGCGAGACTTTCATCAAACCTCAACGTTGTCGCGAGACTCTCATCAAACCTCAACGTTGTCGCGAGACTTTCATCAGACCTCAACGTTGTCGCGAGACTTTCATCAGACCTCAACGTTGTCGCGAGACTCACTTTGATCGCGAAAGACCTTGAACGTCATGACACTTAATTTATTTGTCGGTAATACCATGGATATTTGATAATTCTTGTTTTTTGTGAAAATAATCATCAAAATATGTTACAGCTTCTAAGCAGCTTCTTAGCGGCAATAACACGTACAACATGATGTTCAACAAGACGTGTGGGTATCCTGGCGACTCTTATTTTTTTACTTTTCATGAACGCGTCAACTATTGATGATCTCGACATTTCCACTTTCATCTGGTTGATCGTGGACGTCTTACTTGATTTCAATATACCGTGGACGTCTTGCTTGAGTCCAATAGACCGTGGACGTCTTGCTTGAGTCCAATAGACCGTGGACGTCTTACTTCGATAGACCGTGGACGTCTTACAATGATTGTAAAATCTGATTGTACCGATCATGTACTTTTGGGCTAATTCAATAAACAAGTCGGTGGCAGTACATTGACTCTACCGCACCTAAACCCTAAAATATAAACCATAAACCCTAAAATCTAAACCATAAACCGCGTATCTTTCAATACCCCCCATACCATTACTTACCATGATATCACCCATACCTCTAGTTTGAATAAGCTAATCCACCCATGCCACTCATTATCCTAAGGACATTATAGTTCACGGCATAGATGCGCACCTTTGCGTTCTTGGGCGCACCGTTTGGCATACCGTTGACCATTCCCTTGACGGTCGCGTTTGTGAGAGTCAAGTGCAGGATCGCGTTATCGATACGCGAGAAGTTGCAAGTGCCGGATGGCTGGTGCTCCTCTGGGCGCAGACCGAAGGAGTAGAGATTGATGCCCTTGGAAGGGATGTTCTCGTGGTGCTGGTAAGGCTGGACCAAGTTGTAGTAGCGACCGTCGCGGTCGGCGGTCCTGTCGTGGCCGTTGAGCTGGATGCGAGCGGTATCCACGGGGTTTGCGCCGCCGTCGAAGTAGGTGTTGATGTATACGTTGTTGGCGCCGCCTGCTGCGACACCTGGCTGGATGCCACCGCCCAGGGAGCTATTAGGGTCGGCGGTGGTATCAACTGCGTCGGTGTAATTGAACCACTGCTTGCCGAAAGGGGTGGTGTCGGAGACGTTGTCGTCGGGCTGCACGACCCAGATGACCTCCTTGGTGGGGTGGTTGAAGTTCATCTTGATCTTGTTGGTGCTGCTGCTGGTGCTCTCGTCGCCGGTGTGCTGCAGCTGGGAGATGAGGTACTCGTGGGAGACCTGTGCGAACCTGCGCCTCTCGTCGGTATCGAGGAAAATGAAATCGACGAACAGGGCGGCGGCGGACAGGGTGGGAGTCTGCACGGCGTTCCAGTCCTGGCTCCAGGTGGTCACGCCGCCGACGGTGGTCGACTTCTCGCAGTAGTAGAGAGCCCTGGCCTCGTTGAAATCGACGTTGATCTTGACCTCGTGGTACTGCAGGGCGATGAGGGGCAGCGCCAGACCGGGGTTGCTGCAGTAGAAGAACTCGAGGGGGATGTAGAGAGTCTCGCCCTTGACGACCATGGCGTCGGTGCCGTTGTTCCTGGTCAAGGTGGTCAGACGCGGGGTATTACCCACCATGTTGCTGTAACCGATGATGTGGCCGGCGGTCTGGGTGAGCTCGGACCAAATGTGCAGCCAGTCACCGTAGTGCTTGTCGATGCGCTGGCCACCGATCTCGAGCTCCACGGACTTGACGAGGGCGTGGCCGACCCAATCGACCCAGCGGAAGCCGGAGTTCGCGGGGACGGTCACGTTGGGGAGCACGACGCGTAGGTAGGTCCTGTGGATCAGATCGCCGTTACGGGAGATGGTACACGTGACCTTCTTGCCGAAATCGCCGTTGCCGTTGAAACCCTGCTCGATGCTCTCCATGGCAAAGTTCGTGTGGCGACGGTACACGACCTTGAAGAACGTGATCTGGGGGTTGCCAGTCAGGTAAATATCCTGGGCACCGTACGCGACAAGTTGCATAAGTCCTCCTCCCATTGTGTATGTTTAAAATATAGACAATATTTTATTTTGCGCAAAACGCATTTTGAAGATTTAGAAGATTTGTATTCTTCAGATTCAAATGTCGACGGTGACCACGTATATCGCGTGTACGTGTACGTTGCTCATCGGCGTTTGCGTCGCCACGTTTGCAACGTATAGTAAAGTAAAAGATCAAACAAATACAGAGATGTACGTCGACGCGATCAAGATGACCGCCATCGTGATCAACATGGACAAGCGGAAGGACAGGTTGATACGGTTCATGAGCGAATATACGGAGAGCGATATGTCTCTCTTGAAAATCAAACGTTTCGCAGCCATCGATTCTTCAACCATAGACATTGCGCAGTTCGTCACGCCCGAGACGTTCGAACAGATCAAGACTACTACTGCGACCGGTTATAGGACGAGGCATCGCGACATGACGAAAGGCGCCGTCGGGTGTTTCTTGTCGCACATATCCGTCATGCGCATGCTGGTCGAGGATCCGTCATCTGATATGTACATCGTTTTTGAAGACGACGCCGTCTTACCGCGCAAAGTCGTGGACGACGTGAAAAAGATCATCGCGACCGCGCCGGACGGGTGGGACATCATCTTGCTCGGGTACCACGTCGCAAAATTTCAAGACAAAAAACAAAACAAGACGAAACAGTTCGACCACATCTTGTACTTTTGGGGCATCCACGCGATCGTCATCAACAAGAAAGGGGCGGAGAAGGTCATCCGAGAGTACGTGTCCAACAAGATGTCGATGCAACTGGACTCGATGTTGAGTCTCATGATCAAACACGGAAAATTATCGGTTGTGGCACCGAAGAAGACGTTGATATCACCGGGCGACTTTGGATCCGACATACAAACCATCGTTCAAGACATCGCGGGGGTCAATCCGTATAGTTTAGAGGGGTTCTTACAAAGTAAAAATGGTAAATAAATCGTGGTGGATTACGACGAGATTGTCCCCGATTTAGTTCGAGAATTGGTTTTCGAGGTTTTTGATGTCGATGACTTGTTCTTCAAATCTGCACACTTTTTTTTCATCCTTTCTTTCCTTTCGCGGTGCTTCGTGTCCATGATGGATTCCCAGTCAGGTTTTGCACACAATTTCTTCAAGCTTTTTTTGCCTGACTTTTTCCCCTTTCCTTTTGACCTCCTTCCCTTTGACCTCCTTCCATTTGGCGCGTTTCCGTTTGACACGCTTGTCTGTTTTTTGGGAGATGAGATCGTGTTCACCGCTTTGGACTCCTTCTTGATAGAACTCTTGTTTGAGCTGAACAAGGACGACATTTTGATTTACAAAGACATTTTTTTCCTCGGGTGTGTAAATATAAGTTGCTGCCAAACTAATAATAAAAGTAACCGATAATGCCCGCGACCTCGGAATTACGTGAGATAATAGACAAATTGGTGGGAAGGGACAAGGTGTGCGCGGAGAGGATGACCGCGAAACCCGTGATACGGTCGCGTGGTATCGTTGCCGACTCAAGAGTAGATTCTAGAGTAGATTCTAGAGTAGATTC